GCTCTCAGCGCTTGCCAGACGCGTCTTTGAACCAGGGTGCCAGTTCGACCACGTGCTGACCCTGCAGGGCAGGCAGGGCCTCGGAAAATCGTCGTTCGGCTGGGCGCTCGTTCCGATCAAGGAATGGGTGACCGACGGCGTGACGGTGGGCGAGGGTGCGCGCGAAGTGATCGAGAACACGCGCGGGCGCTGGATCGTCGAGCTTGCGGAGCTTGCCGGCCGGACGAACCGGGAGATCGAGACGATCAGGAAGTTCATCACGGTTCGCACGGATACCGCGCGCGGCGCGTATCAGCAGAGGGTCGAGGACGTGCCGCGCCAGTTCGTGTTCTACGCCACGACGAACGCCGACGAATTCCTGACCGATACGGCGGGCAATCGCCGCTGGTGGCCGGTCAAGCCCACTGCGATCGACATCGCGGCAATCCGGGCCGATCGCGCGCAGCTCTGGGCCGAAGTCATGACGATCTACGAGCGCGAGCCCCTGTGGCTGGATGACCCGGCATTGCAGGCTGATCTTGAAGCCCTGCATAAGGGCGTGACCGATTTCGGCCCCACCTATGAGATCATCCGCGACCTGATCCCTGATGGCGACATGATGGTGCCGTGTGCGGACGTGCGCAAGCTTCTGACCGGCGGAAGCGAGGATGCCAGCCGCTTGCCTTCCGGCTGGCGCGCCAACCTGCAGAGGGCGCTTGTGGGGCTCGGGTTCGAACCGGGCTCGAAGCCTGTCAATCGCCATGGGCGCACCGTGCGCGTCTATCGTCGTGGCGATGGGGACGCCCAGCCCTGGGCGAGATGGGTCGATAACCGCATCGTGTTCGAGCACGACCGGCGAAGACGAGACGCGAGTTTCTAAAGCGTGTCGCGAGTGAAGACGCCGCCCTTCGGGGCGGCTTTCTTTTTTGGCCAGCTCGCGGAATCGCCGACAGCGATTACGAATGCACACACAGATATTGTAACCTCATTTCGCAAGAGTTCTCAACGGGTTACGGATGTTATTACGCAATTACGAAGACAATGCTGAAACATGGTGGAGAGGCAGAATGACGTTACGATGCGCCGTTTCATATCTTCATGAGAAGTTGAAATGCGCCGTAATCTCGTAATTCGGTAATCTTTCCCGCTAAGATGCTGAATTCATTGCATGAACGCTATTACGAAATCTGCCGGCAAATGCGGTGATTACACAAGTGGAGATCGCCGCATTCCCTCGAAAGCAAGGCCGGCAAGAGTCGGTGCCCGCTTCTGGAACCGATCGCGGGCACGACGGGTTCTGCATGGCGCGTCAGGCCTGGGCTGGTCAGGAGACGGACAGTTCAGTGAAGTACGGCGATGGTGGTAATCCCGGCCTCGGCTGCAGCGCGAATAATCGCCGCTCTCAACTCCTCCGGCTCAGCGTTGCCCTGCACGACATCCAGGCAGACCTTGATCGCCGCCAGAAATTCCTCCCCGTCATCTGAGGGGAATTCCTTCATGAGCGCGTTGGCGGCTCCGATTGCCGTGCGGACGGACAGAAGCCTATCCGGATCGTGAAACATCAAGATCACGGGATCGAATTCGATTGGAGTGTCCCATTCCATGACACAATACTCCAGATGGGATGGCGTATTGTTAACCGTGCAAGAGGCGTGCCAGGGGGAGCGGGATCCGGCGCCACATTTGTTCTCGGCCCGATGTCGTGGCGTCAATCTGGATGCGGCCGACAACGTCGTCCATCGCAACCGGTAAAATCCTGCTTGCCTTCTGCCGGCCAGGGTTCACGTCATTTGTATGTCAGTTGATATTCGTGACCCATCTTGTCCGCTGGCGCTGGAACCTAAGTCTTCGTCCCGAGTTGAACGCCTCGGGCCGTGCGGCCGGGGGACTTATTAGCCCTAACCCCCACTAAAGTCGGCTGTGCGGTCCGCCTGCATCGATCACTTCGCGCCAGCCGTCTTCAATCCGGTTTTTGATCGTCCGGCTCCCCACTCTCCGTTGACACTGCACAGTACGCCATGAATTCTATGTTTCGAGCTATTGTTGCAGGGTGACCGTGATGAGCAGTGTTCGGACACTTATGATAGCTGGCTTGGTTATCGGCTTGGCCACGCTGGCTTCATCGTGCACGACGCACCGAAGCTCAAATAGCGCCGATTTCCAGTATCAGCCTGGGCATTCGAGGAACCCGGCGTGCAGCCAGGGCTTCCGGCCGACAAATGCTCTGTCCTGCAGGTATTGAGCTGCGGCATAGTAAGGTTGCTCGAGCTGCATTCTCTCGAAAGTGAGGGCGACAAGGGGCGATTGCCCGCTTCTGGAACTGACCTTGGGCGCGACGATTCTGCGTGGCTCGCCAGGCTTGGGCTGCTCAGGAGACGGACAGTTCAGTGAAGTACGGCGATGGCGGTAATCCCAGCCTCGGCTGCAGCGCGAATGATCGCCGCTCTCAATTCCCCTGGCTCAGCGTTGCCTTGCACGACATCAAGACTGACCTTGATCGCCGCAAGAAATTCCTCCCTCATCAGCGCGTTGGGGTGTGCCAGGGGAAGGCGACGGTTTGCGCGAAGCGGGCATTTGCGCGCGAAGATTACATCAACGGAAATTCGACAATGCCTACATTGGAAGCGCGCGCATTTTCGTTCCCTTGTTGATCGGCACTTCATGCATTGAGGGTGCCGCAAGCAGACGAGTAATCTGCAGCATCTCGGGCCATCGCCAGACGAGTATTGAAGCGACTTGGTTCAATGGCGTTTTCTGATAGGCGGGAGCCAGTATGAAGCCATGTAGCCCGGCTGATCTTAGTGCGGCGCGTTCGGCAGGGTTCTTGAGAACGCGGCCATCGCCTGAAATGAATATCCACTCGTCGTTGGAGCGGCGTAGAAACTCAATCCATTCTGCATCCTTGGAGTGGCGGCCGTTCGGGAGGCCCGATATGTCGCGGATGTGAATTGCGTTGTGGCCATCGTGATGAATGAATCCATGGAGGGTGCTAGCAAAAATCGGAGACGTGCAGTTGTCGAAAAAGACGTTCACGCCGCTAGCCGCTGTTCCATCATAGCTTCGAATTCCACCGCGTGCCGAACAGAGGCTTCGCTCACGTCGTATGCTTTCGCTGCGCTACGGATACCGCCATCCTGTTGCGCAGCGGCTGCCAATACGGCGGTCGGCACACTGGAGGCAGCATCGATCGGTTGACCGAACGAACGGGCGGGATCGACAATGACATTGAGCCTTCGTCCGCCCGGCCACCAGGTCAGCGGGTTGCCATCGGAACCGAAATCGACAGTTTTTAGGATCGGATCAAGAATGCCGTTGAACACAAACTGACGTCGGAAAAGGTTCAGCAAATGCTCGCGCTGTTCGCCGTCCTCATCCTCTTCGACGATATGAAGGAAAATTTCACGACCATCAGTGCGAAAACGGTTGGTCGACAGAGGCCGAGCCTGCCCAATTACCTCTGTGGCCACATCGATTGCCGCCCGCACCTTGATCGCCGACACGCCGGCCGCGATGAACGCGTCAGCAACGCGAGCCTCCATGAGATCGCGAAAACCCAGGAAAACTCGGTCGTCTCCGAGCGAGATTTCCGGCGACCATAAAGGTGGATAGAACTTGTTTCCAATTCGGTGGCCGCGCAGCCATCGCGATAGCTTGCCAGGCGACATACGCAGCAGTCTCCCAGCTTCCGCAGGAGTGTAGAGGCCGACACCGATTAAGTTATCTGTTTCCATGGCGCTATAGTCCATTCAGTTGATTCGGTGTCAACGCTCTTCGAGCAGCATGTTCGTCCAATTTGGTTGTATGGCTTGCCTTTCATCATTGCCGCGACTTTCGCTGCTGAAACGAACGGGCTAAAGGGAAGAGGCAGATGATAGACGCAGAAAGACCTCGATGTCCGGAAAGTACGACGACCTTACGAAATCGCAGCTGATCGAGCTTCTCGAAAAACGAGACCGGACAAAGAAGCTGGGGCTCGTTTGGGAGCGGGACGAACTGGAAGCGGACGCCGCTGTCGATGAAAATTTCATAGCCTGCGAAATCGTTCCGGAATTGTCGGACAAGCCGGCGCCATGGAAAAATTTGGTCATCGAGGGCGACAACTACGATGCTTTGCGTTGGTTGAGGATGACGCATGCCGGCAAGGTCAAGTGCATCTATATCGACCCGCCTTACAATACCGGCAACAAGGACTGGGTCTATAACGACCGCTACATGGATGCCGACAACCGGTTTCGCCAATCGACGTGGCTGGAATTTCTTTACCGCCGGCTGACGCTGGCGCGCGATCTGCTAACCGAAGATGGCGTCATCCTCGTGTCGATCAACGACGAGCAGCGAGCGCTGCTGGAGTTGTTGATGGATGAGGCGCTGCCGGGGATGAAGGTAGGCTCGTTTGTGTGGCGAACCCGGACTGGAGGTAATGAGGGCGGGCAGCATTTTTTTACGTCTAATCACGAGCACATCCTAGTCTTCGCAAAAACCGAATTTCAGTTCGGGGGCTCAGCGAAAACATTTGAGATGTACTCAAATCCAGATAACGACCCTAGGGGGGAGTGGCGCAAGGATAATTTAACTGTCGCGGTCGAATACGATAACCCCCGAGCTGGTAGTGCATTTTACCCGCTACAGGATCCAACAACTGGCTACTGGTATCCGTGCAATCCCGATCGAGTTTGGATCTATGTCTCGCGTAATCGATCTTCAGGCGGGTCGAGAGTGAAGACCAAGTTCATGGAGGAATGGATTGAGGCAGGTCAAATTGTTTTTCCATCCAACCCTCGTGTTGAAGTTTGGAACACCAAAGCCGAACTTCTCGAAGCGATCCAATCAGGTGATGTCCCGACGAGTGGTACGACACCCCTGCTTCGGAAGGAGCTACCCGATTTGGATTTCTATATCGGGAAGCCCGTCGCCTTCGGAACGCCGGCATTCAAAAGATATAAGGCAGATCTGAAGCGCTCCACTCAGCCTCTTTCGAGCTGGGTAACACCAAAGGCCGAAAAGGATACACGGGGGCTAAACGACGATAGCGTCGTTTCGGGTACGAACGACGAAGGCGCAAAGGCAATCAAGCTTATTTTCGGTGAAAAAGCTTTCAATTACGCCAAACCCGTTTCTTTGATCCGCGAACTCGTGCGCCAGTCTACCGTTTCTGGCGATCTCGTGCTGGATTTCTTCGCCGGTTCGGCCACTACCGCCCACGCTGTGATGGAGCTGAACGCCGAGGACGGCGGCGATCGCCGGTTTATCGTCGTGTCCTCTACCGAAAAGACGATCGATGAGCCTGAAAAAAATCTCTGCCGCGACGTGACCGCCGAGCGTATTCGTCTGCTTAATGCCAGTGAAGACCCGAAATATGCTGAGTTGGCGGCCGATTTCGCCTATCTGCGCACAAAGGATATGCTCTTCGAAGATATTGACTATGACCTCGCCCCGTCCGAGGCATGGACGGCGCTGGAAGCGCTGCACGATCTTCCCTTGACGCGCTACGATGCGGAACTGCCTTACAATGCGCATGAAGCGGAGGCGGTAACGCTTGTGCTTGTCGACCGGTTCGACGCGGCTCTGATTTCCTGGTTGAAAGGTCGCGAACGCCACAATCTTTTCATCTATGCGTGGGCGCCTGGCCTGATTGCCCAGCATCTCGACAGTGGTGCCTTTGACATTCGCTCCGTGCGCGAGACCTTGGTGAAGGGCTTCCAGCAATGAGCGAAACGCGTCACTCGCTTGCCGAATTCCAGTCGAAGGCAGTTGAGGGTATCAAAGGAGTGGTGCAGCGCGTCGCCGCCATGCATGATCGTGCGCCGGGCAACCGCAGACAGATCGCCTTGAAAAGCGGCGTGACGCTGCTGCAGAGCCCGACCGGTTCCGGCAAGACCTTGATGCTCGGGCGTGTGCTGGAAGGGGTGCGGGGATCGCTTTCTCACCCGACCGTTTGGTTCTGGTTCGCTCCTTATGCCGGGCTCGTCGCTCAAACGCGGGAGGCTCTGGTTGAACAGTGCGGCGCTCTCAGGGTGCGTGATCTCAACCGGGATCGGGAATCGATCGGCAGCCGCGACGGCGACGTTTTTGTGCAGACTTGGGCGGCAGTGGCGGCGAGCAACAGGGATGCCCGCAAGGTGCGCCGCTCTTCGGAATCATCGCTTTCATTCGACGATATGCTGGCAAATCTGCGCGCCGGCGGGTTCTTTATCGGCGCCGTCATCGATGAAGCTCATCTCAACTTTGGCGCCTCGGCCGCCGTGGCGGCGGAATTCTTTCTCGACCACATACGTCCTGATTTCACCATTCTGGCGACGGCAACGCCGAATGATGACAAGCTGGAAGCTTTCGAGAAAAAGGCGGGGATCGAAGTTGCGAGCCGTTACACCGTAGCGCGCAACGATGTCGTCGATGCAGGGCTCAATAAGGTTGGGTTGAAGCTGGGCGTCATTCGCTTCAATGAAGGCGATGAAAAGCTGATCGACCACGAGCAGGCGACGTTGCAGGCCGCCTGGACCCAGCACTTGAGGGTCAAGGCGCGCTTGGCCGAGCATGAGATTCCAGTGTCGCCGCTGATGCTGGTCCAGGTCGAAGATCAGGGCAAAGGCGGTGACGATCCAGTCAAGCGCGTTCGTGACAAGCTCATCGAAATCGGTGTGGCGGAAGACGCTATCGCCACGCATACATCAGGCGAACCGGACCCGGATTTCCACACACTGGCTTACGACCCCGACAAGCATGTGCTGATCTTCAAGGTGGCGGTTGCGACAGGTTTCGATGCCCCACGCGCCTGGACACTGGTGTCGGTGCGACCTAACCGGGGCAAGGAATTCGGTCTGCAGATCGTCGGCCGTATCATGCGCGTGCATCCCCTGGTGCGAAAGATCCACAAGAGCGACCCGATCCTTGACAACGGTTATGTGCTTCTGACCGATCCCAGCCTGCAGTTGGGCCTGGAAGCGGCTGTCGAGGAATTGAAGGCCGTGCGCTCGAGCATCGAAATGCTGACCGACAGACTGGACATATATGAGGTCGATGGCGCGCCGCAGAAGATGGAAGTCAATGACGGCAATGGTCAGAGCGAATACACCATCCGCCCGCCAGTGACATCAGAAGAGCGGCAAGAGCGTCTCGCTCTGCTGATCGACCACGGTATTGTGCGCCAGGACGTGCGTGACATGCCCGATGCCGAGCAAGATGCGGCGATTATAAAAGGTGAGAGCTGGCAACGGATGGTCCAGACGCCATTATTTGGCGATTTGCCAGAGGTGGAGCGTCCGAACAATATTCAATCGGCTGCGCCAAGGGTCGGTATGCGTCGCTATTCGTTGCGCAATGATCTCGATCTTCCAAAGGCATTGCTGCGTGAACTGCCGCCAGATCCCGCTAAACTGAATGATCTGGTCGACGACATCGCTCGCGATTTCTGCCGCAACGCCGATATAATTGCACTCCTGCAGCGGAAGCTGTCCAAGGCGCATATGGATCTGAAAAGCCTGTTCTCCTCTGAGAATCTGGAGACGATCGACCTTCGATTGCGGTTATCCAACGCGCGCATCGCCGAACAGGCGCAATTGGCTTTCAATTTCAACGACAGCATCGATCCAAGGCTGCTTAAGCCCGCTCTGGTGCGGGCGCTTCGTCAGATCGTCGATGACCGTGGGATTGAGGCCGAGGAAAGAGATTTACGCCGCGCTATCGATCTTGCGGCGATGATGGAACCGGAAACACTGAAGGACGCGATCAAGACCGCGCAGGCTAGACAGGTCCGCGTTGATGCCAGCGAACCGGTGCCGGACTATTATCTTGGGCCGGATGGTTTGCTGACCGCAGCCAAGGGTGCATATGGCGTCTTCCCGGAGCGTCTGAACAACGAGGAGCGCGATTTCGCACGGTTTCTTGACGCCGATACGACTGGCACAGTGAAATGGTGGCTGCGTAACCCGGAAAACGAAACCTGGGCCACCCGCCTGATCTTGCCGTCGGGGCACCGTTTCTTCCCCGATTTTGTTGTGGGGGTCAATGGAAGGGCGACACCCGACACGGTGGCTCTGATCGAGATCAAGGACGACGGAGAAACAGGGCGCTTGAACTCGGACCGCAATGTCGAAAAGGCGCGCGTCCAGCACCGGGAATATAAGAATGTTTTCTGGACATTCCGATCAGACGGCACATGGGTTCGTGGGCGATATGCTGAAGGGCTTCATCGCATCGTGGAGCAAGATCGCTTTGAGATTAAAGAGCTTGTTTATCTCGCTTAGGAGCGACGGGAGGCACAGCTTCTCGCAACTAAGTCACGAAGTATCCATCTGCTTCGGACTGGATGAAAAGGCAGGTGATTGAAGTATGATTGACAACAAAAAAAGAAGCGGGGCTTTGTGGGGCGTCCACATGGATATCAGTGTCGGCACCAAACCGACAGATGAGGGCTTTGTAGGTATCGGTTGGCCACAGTTGGGGGATCTCCAGAAGATCCCAGCGAATAGAGAGGCCTTCAAAGCGGCAATCAAGGTAGCGCACCCGGACACGAAACCCGGTTCTATTCCTGTTCAAGCAGGAGTTCTTTTCCGCTTTCTGCATGAAGTGAGGCCGGGCGACCTCATTGTGTACCCGTCAAAAGTCGATCGCATGGTGAATTTGGGGGAGGTGTCCGGGCCTTATGAATACAAGCCAAGCAAGAATGCCGCATACCCTAATATTCTACCAGTGAGATGGCTGAAGCATCTGCCCCGCGAGGACTTTTCGCAGGATGCCCTCTATGAAATCGGCTCTTTCATCACACTCTTTGCCGTGAAAAACTATCGTAGTGAATTTCTTGGCGCCCTCGATGGCTCCTCCCTAGCCCAAATAAGCGAGAGCACGACGGAAGAGCACAGAGACGACGCAACCGTTTCCAAGGCTGTTGCGTCACAGGCGGAGGAAACGACGCAGGATTTCGTGATCCGCCAGCTCAAGACCGCCATCGATGCCTATCAGTTTGAGCAGTTTATCGCACACCTGCTCGAATGTATGGGCTATCATGCTCGCGTGACGCCGAAATCCGGAGATGGCGGCGTTGACGTAATTGCTCACAAGGATGAACTCGGCTTTGAGCCTCCGGTTATCAAAGTTCAATGCAAACAGGTGACCAATCCTGTCGGCCGCCCAGAAGTTACTCAGCTCCTTGGCAATGTAGAAAACGGCGAATTCGGATTGTTTGTAACACTTGGCAGCTATACCAAGGACGCCCGAGAGTATGACCGTTCAAAACCTAATCTTCGGCTCGTAGATGGCGACCAGCTCGTTGGACTAATCTTTGAGCACTATCGTAGCTTCGACCCCCGCTATCAGGCTGTGCTGCCGCTGAAGAGGATTTACGTGCCATCCTTGGAGGAAAATCTTCCCACCTGACATTTGTGTGCAGTTGTAGGGGGGTGTTACCTTCTGGACACTGACCATCCCCGACAGACCGGCCCGAAAACCCTTGCAGATCAGGCGTTCTAGGCGGTCGCGGCTCTAACGGTCACGCTGGAGAAAATGAAACGATGGCCTCAAAACGCGCGATAAACCGCGCAATCTTCTGGACACATTCGCTCATTCTTCCTGCATTGTTCTGCCAATAGGTCTGACAAGAACAACATATTGATCGGAAACAGGAAAATTTCGCCGACAGCTGGAATGATCCGGACCGTGGAGCTGATCGGCGGGGCGTCGAGATCGGATGGAAGCGAGGAAAGATAAAAAAGAGGTGGGAAGAAACTGCCCACCTCTCCGAAAATTTTCCCACCTCGGCTTTTTCTTGTCAAATCAATGTGAAAGCGCATGGTGGCTAGCATTGACCGGCTGTCAGAGGTGGGAAGTCGCAGAGGCGCTAACGGCGATTGCTGCTCGGTAGATTGCGAGGGAATAAACCAGCGTTTAGCGGCCGCCGGTTTATCGGGTGGGCGCTAGCCGCCGCAACTGGCAAAGATTGGCCTGAATTGCTTTGACCAGTAATCCTTCCCCCAAATCGCTCCCGGCATATGGGATTCCACCCTGGTTCTGTTCGGGACATCCAATGTTACATCGATCCGGCCGGCAGTGGAAACGTCGTTTCCGAAAGCAAACTCAACCGTCTGCATGCTGTCGAGGTCTGTCCTGTGCCAGTTTCCCAAAGTCCGAAATTTGAGCCATGCGCAATCCGCGACGGATTTGTAATCGCCGCTTAGGCGCATTGTAAAATCAGGTTCTGAGGGAACGCTATAGCAGGCGCTCAAGCCTCCAAGGACTGCGCCAGTCAGAAAAAAACGAAATGCACGCAATTGGTTCTCCTAAAGACGAGTGCGCTCTTTTGGCGCGAAATAATCCACTAATACGCGACGTTATCGATAACGATAAAGGTTAAGGTTGCGGGAAAGTGAGTAAGAGTTTGTTTTTGCGAGATCGCAACGCTAGCGGGTGGGACAATCAGGTGCGGACTATCATGAGGCCGAACGTTTACCGGTTCCGGGTTCCGCTGCAGCCCGTTCAAGCTTCCGCTTAAATTCGAGTAGAATCATGGGAAGCGCGGCTTCAACCATCTCCCGATCGCTTATATCCCGCACGGCCGAGACCAGGGCGTTGTAGATATTGCCAGCCTCACGGGCGAGGCGTCGCTGCGGCGGCTTTTGCCCCGCGTCATGGAATACCGCTGCCACCTTGTCGGAAATGATCTCTAGCAATTCAGGATCAATTTGGGTCGGTGCGGAGTTCGCATCCGTCTCGAACATGTCCCCTTCGCCGGTAATCACCCATACCAAGTTAACTGAGAATTTCCGTTTATAAGTGGTCAGAAACTCATAATCGGGAATCGTGTCACCGCGTTCATACCCCCCGAGGGTGTCGGGATGCATCTCCAAAAGCTGTGCAAAAGGTAGCCGGGCCTCATAGCCAAGCGCTTTTCTAACGTCTGTAAGCCTTTGCCCCAAAGGCGTTTTAGAGATCTGCGGACGCGCCATTAGTTTACTGGAAACCCCCGTTTACAAAACTGAGAATCTCCGTTATCCCTCTAATTGCGAACCGCGTATGCGCTTCGCACTTGTTCCAAAACGTCACCAAAAAAACGGGTGTTGCAGCACCCGTTTTTCAGCGGAGTAACCTTCATGAGTAAACAGCAACCGGTGATGGACTGGCAGGCCATTAAGGCCGAAGTCCACCGCCGCAGCATGACGCTAACCGAACTCGCGGTTCGTTCTGGTTTTCATAAATCCTTGCTGCGGAAACTGAACACCATCACTCACTACGAGGGCCAAGCCGCCCTTGCTGCTTTCATCGACCAGAAGCCCGAAAAGCTGTGGCCGAACCGTTACCCAAAGAAAAGCTCCGGTATTCTTGATACCGCGAAATACCCGCCGTTAGAAAGTCAAAAATCTAACGCCCGCGCTGACATGGCGAGGGCCGCATGACCCTTTCGCTGCCAACAGCATCTGATCGCGGTGGCCCATGGCGTTAGTCTGGCTTATTCCCGCGTTTTCGGCGGCTCTGATCATCGTGGCCGTCGCCATGCGCTTCGGCCTCGTCCCGGCGCGCTCGCTTGTGATGGTTTCGGTCCTCGGTGCGCTCTTGATCGCAGTCGTGATCGGCTCGGCATTTGTTCTGCCGGCCTTCGCTGCGGTGGGGCTCTAACCCGCCACTCTCAATTTCCCCATTGCGCCGACCCCGGTCTTGCGTCCGGCGCGATCAGTGGAGCCGCTGCTCACCCCCTCGGCAGCGGCTCCACAGTAACGCAAGAATTGACAGGTTCATCAATGCCCAAGGCTAAAAACACCCATGCCGAAATTCAGTCCGCTTCCTTCCTTGATGTGAAGCTTCCGGAGATCGATATTCCAGCGGATCGCGCTCGCCAGCTTGACCCCCTATGGGCCGAGGCTTTGGCCGCGATGGTCGCAGCTCACGGCCTGATCAATCGAATTACTGTCCGTATTGTTGACGGCCGCTTTCGCCTTGTCACCGGATTGCACCGGTATGCAGCATTTTCCATTTTGGGGCGCGAAACGATCCCCGTACGCGTTTCTTCCGCGACGACTGATGACGAGGCGCGGCTTGAGGAGGTTATGGAAAACCTCGGCCGGCACGAACTGAAGGTGCTAGACCGGTGCCACCATCTTTATGAACTGAAACAGGTTTACGAGCGGCTGCATCCCGAGACAAAGAACGGTGGTGACAGGGGAAACCAGCATACAGGAGGCAGAAGCCAAAAATTGGCTTCTGCCTCCGAGGGTGGCGAAATCTTCGGTTTCACCAAGGCGACTGCGGAAACGACCGGTTTCAGCGAAAGCGCAATCAAACTCGCTGTCAAAATCTGGAAAGACCTTGCAGTTGCCTCGCGCCAGCGCTGCGAAGGTACATGGCTTGCCGACCATCAGGCGGGCCTGAAGCAGCTTGCCGAGCAGACGCCCGCCGATCAGGTGAAGGTTCTTGACCTGCTCTTTGCCACGCCGCCGCGTGCCACCAACGTTCCCGACGCCCTGACGATCCTTTCTAACGGCCGCGTCCTCACGCATTCCGAAAAGAAGATCGCTGCCGTTAACGGCACGTTGAGCAAGCTTCCGCCGCAGGTGGCGTCAACTGTGGCCGCTGCGCACGTCGATAGCCGTTTAGCCGAGCTGCAAAAGAGCATCGCGACTTTGAGCAAGTTCTTCGGCGGCCTGAAGGATGACGAGCTTGATACCGTCGTTGCCGAGCACGAGGAGCGGATTATTGCCTCGCTTCAGCGCCGGGGTCGTATCTGACCATGAGCAAGCGCCGCGATCCTTACACGCTCGACCTTCTTCGAGACTATCAGCCCCCGGAAATCGCGCCGGCTTTCGAGCCGGAAATTTCCAAGGGCGGAACTCTGGACGTGAAAATTGCTCGCGTCTTGTCGGAAGCTATGTCCCGCTGCGGCAAGTCGCGGGCACAGATCGCGGCCGATATGTCGGAATATCTGCAGCAAACCGTCACGGAAAACATGCTGGATTGCTACGCGTCACCCGCGCGCCGCGACCACAAAATCACCCTTGAGCGTTTCATTGCGCTTCTGGATGCGACCGATTGCTACGAGCTTCTTGGTTTCGTCTGCAGCTTTTCCGGGTTCGTGGCCGTGCCCGCGAGGTACGCGGAAGTCATTGAGCTTTGGCAGACGGAAGAACGGCTTTCGGACCTTGAACGTAAGCGTGCCGCACTGCGCGGCCGCGTCGGGGGGCTGCTGAAATGACGTATCTTTCCGCCGCCGAGATCGCCGAAGCCGGCGAGCGCCTGAAAATCAAGGCACTGCCTTGGAGCAAAAAAGGTGTTCAGAACACCATCAATGAAGAAGGCTGGCTTGGTAGCCCACTGGCGCGGAAGCGCGAGGGTGCGAAAGGTGGCGGCGGCTACGAATACCATATCTCCCTGCTGCCAAACGAACTGCAGTCGGCAATCCATGGCGAGACGACGCGCGAGCTTGTCGTTGTCAGCCAGCAAGCCAAAAAGGCGCAAGAAATTGCCCGCCGCGAAAAACTTTCGACGGCCAATCTAACGGCGCGCCAACGTGACGTGATGAATGCCCGTTCCGCGATCCTTTCCGCCATCGACATGCACCAGATTTCTAACGGCCTTTCGCAGCGGCAGGCGATACAGGCATTCCTTGTCAATCCGACCGCGATCGACGTTTCCGAAACGATCCTGACCACGGCGAACGATCGGGCGTCGGGCAAGGCCACCGTTAGCCGCGCCACGCTTTACGAGTGGTTCAAGCTTCGCGACACGACGGGCGTCGGCGCGCTCGCACCATTGCCGACCAAGGAAAAGCAAGACGTTCCAACATGGTTCTGGCAGTTCCTGCGCTTCTATGCGCAGCCGCAAAAGCCCTGCCTGACGGACGCCCTGGACAAGTTCAAGGAAGCGCTGCCCGCGCACATCATGCCGCCGAACTACGATCAAGTGCGCCGCCTCATGGCCCGCCTCGGCAATGTCGAAAAGCATCGCGGCCGTGAAGGTTCCCTAACGCTGAAAAGCCGCATGGCCTATACGCTGCGCTCGACCGACGAACTGTTGCCGGGTTGCGTTTACACGGCGGACGGTAAGACCTTCGACGCGGAAATTGCTCACCCTATTCATGGCCAGCCCTTCCGCCCGGAAATCACCAGCATCGTCGATGTCGCGACACGTCGTTGTGTCGGCTTCTCGTTCGGGCTGGCGGAAAACACCATCGGCGTTGTCGACGCCCTGCGCTTTGCCTGCGAACAGCATGGCATTCCGGCAATCTTCTATGTGGACCGTGGACCGGGCTTCAAAAACGACGTTCTAGACAATCAGTTGACGGGCGTTACCGAGCGGCTTGGCATTACCAAGCTGCATTCGTTGCCTCAGAACTCGCAGGCTCGCGGCATCATCGAACGTTTTAACGGTTCGGTTTGGAACCCGCTCGCCAAGGAGTTTGAAACCTATATCGGCGAGGAAATGGACCGGCAGGCCCGCCAGCGTTCATTCAAAGCCACCCGCAAAGACATCAAGCTTTTCGGTGCATCGAAGCGGCTCCCATCGTGGGAGGAGTTTATCGCGGCATGCCGAAACGCAATCGCAGCTTACAATTCGAAGCCGCATTCGTCGCTGCCGGGGAAGATGTCCCCTAACCAGTATTGGGACTATCACGTCTCGACCGGCTTCGAGATCGTACCGGTTCTGGAGCATGAAAAGAATGACCTTTTCCGCCCATACGTGAGGCGCAAGGTTTCACGCTCCATGGTCGAGTGGCTGACAAACCACTATTTCCACATGGCGTTAGAGGAATTCCACGGCGATTATGTGCTTGTCGGCTACGACATTCACGATGCCAGCAAAGTTTGGGTCCGCGAGATCGATCGCCGTTCCGGCGAAGAGCTTATGGGGCGCCTGATTTGCGTCGCGGTCTTTGCCGGCAACGAAGAGCGTTACATTCCGCTCACCATGGAACGGGCGGCAATGGAAAAGCGGGCAAATGCCCGCGCCCGCCGTCTCAAAGATCATCTTGCCGAGGTCGAGGCCGAGCTTTCGCCGGGCGCATTTATCGATGCGGCAATCCAGACATTCATGCCCATTATCGAGCACTCACCAGAGCCGGTTTCATCTGCGCCGGTGCTCGTCATCGACAATGGGCAAGAAGTTTCCCAACCGGCTCCCGGAGCCGTCGAGCAGCCCCGCAGGCGGACCTTTGCAAGCGATGAGGAGCTTGCAGCGTGGGCGCTCGAAAATCCGGACCAGCTCACTAGTACCCACGTTCGCGTATTGCGCGCGGCCCTAGAGCGGCCCGCTGCAAATGAACTCTTTCGACTGTCAGGCATCGACCTGGACGCGCTTCGAAACCTCATCCGCGCCGCTGCCTGACATCACCACAAACGAGGAAATAGCATGAAGAATATGTTTGTCGAGACTAGCAACGTGAAGCGCTTCCTGACTGCGCTTTCGGCGCTGGAGCAGCGCGGGGCACAGGAGGCTTGCCTTGCCGTTGTTGATGGCCTGCCGGGCCTCGGAAAAACCACGACGCTGAAACATTGGGTTGCGCAGAATGGTGCGGTTTATCTGCGCGCAAAGAAGGAATGGACGCCAGCATGGTTCATGAACGAGCTGCTGGAAGAGCTGCGCGTTAACACGCCCCCGCATTCGTTCCAGAAGAAGTTTCAGAAGGTCGTTCAGGAGCTTGCCTTGCGCAATGCGTCGGCGCAGATGGCCCGCCGCAACTTCGCGCTGGTGATCGATGAAGCCGACCACATCAGCAAAAAGGAAACCATCCTCGAAACCGTCCGCGATATCTCGGACATTATTGAACTGCCGATCATTCTGGTGGGCATGGGCAAGGTCAACGACCACCTGACGCGGTTTCCCCAGGTCGCATCACGCGTTAGCCAGAAGGTGCGGTTCGAAAAGGCGTCGATTGATGACGTGCGCCTGCTTATCGAAAAGCGCTGCGAGGTAAAGGTTGCCACCGATCTCGCGTCGTTCGTCCTGAAAGTCTCGCAGGGTTACAATCGTGAAGTTCTTGAGGCCATCGCCAACATAGAGCGGTTTGGCCTGCGCATGGACCCCGGCGAAGAGGGCGTGACCATGCGCGACATGGCCGGCATGGTCATCGTCAACGACCGCCACACCAATCAGCCGATCCTTATTCCGGAGCTGTTTTGATGGCCGAGGCGGTTGAACAGGGTTTTTTGCCTACGACGGTGCTTCACAGCCTCACGGATGGCGCTTGCCGCACGATTGACGATCTCGCGGATAGCCTCAAGCTTTCCCGCAAGCAGGTATCTGATGGCGCCGCAAAGCTCGTCCTGCGCGGGCTTTTGGAGCGGATCGAAGCGGGCTGCTACCAGCTCACAGCAACCGGCATTGCCGCTGCTGCTGCCGGCGAAGTCATCAAGCCGGGGCCGTGGCGTCCCGATACGGTGGCAATCCGCAAGCCGCTGCCGGACACGTTCCGGCAGCGGCTTTGGACGGCAATGCGCATGTCCAAAACCTTCACCGTCGGCGAAGTCGCAATGATTGCGGCCCGCGAGGGCGAGGAAGCCCCGGAAAACAATGCGGCTTGGTATATTCGGCACCTGAAAGACGCTCAGTATCTCGTTGAGTTGCCGGTTCGCCAAAAGGGCACGCGCCTGACTTCTAACGGCTTCAAGCGGTATCGCCTGCTGAAGGATACCGGTTCGATTGCTCCGGTCTATCGTCCGAAAACGAAGGAAATGTTTGACCACAACACAGGCGAGGCCGTGTCATGCGTCAAGCCAACCTGATGCCGCTCGCAGATCCCCAATGGGTCGATGTTCTGCGCGCCGAGGCGGCAAAGCCGAAGCGGACAAAAGCGGAGATCGGCCGCGAACTCGGTATTTCCCGCACGGCGGTGTCGTTGCTGATTGACGGCAAATATACTGCCAAGCTGGACAAGGTGTCCGCGAAAATCGCGCCGAAGGTCATGGCACTCTATTCGCATCAGGTCTGGTGCCCGCATTTGCGGGCATCGCTCGCCCCGAGCGTATGCGCCGACCACCATTCTGCACCCATGACGATGAGCAGCCCGGACAAGCTCAAGCAATGGGCTGCTTGCCGGGCCTGCACGCAAAACCCCGAAAACAAGAAGCCCGAGGTGAATGATGCTGTCTGACGCCATCAAGCAGATGCGTGAGCGGTTTCGTGATGCCGTTAGCGTCGAAGACCCGAAGGGCATTCTCCTAACGCTGCGTGCCTTCGAACTGGAAGCCCGGAACATGGAGGAGCGCATTTTTTGCCTCACCGGTCGGCCTCACGTCGCGCTTGACGGGCAGTTGGTTTCGTCACCACGCCAGAAAGAAACGACCCATGGTTAGAACCTCGCAATTTCTAAGGATTTTGCGCCTGCAGTTTGATGCACACGCGCAGCTCGGCTTTTCAGTCGAGCCGCACCGAATTCCGGACATCTGCCTGTTCTTGAAGTTCTGCGAAGACCAGTGCGCAAACATGGAAGCCCGTCTGGTCGGTGAACCCCTGCCGGCCAGCAGCGGCACCGATCCCGCCAGCAACATCATTTCCCTTGCCGAATTTGTCGCCAGTCGCAGCGGCGAAGCATTCCCATTCCCCCGCGACAACGCTTGATCACGAGGAAAGATCACACATGAAATCTGCAATGAAGTCGAAGGCGAAAGCTATCTCCCGCGTGCCGCAGAGCCGTCACGACGCCATTTGGGCCGTGGGCCGCATTGGCACGCTGCGCCGCTTGCTGGCCCAGCATAAGGCAACGGCGGATGAAACAATTCGCATTGCCGGGGAGAAACTGGAAGCCGACACGGCCGACATCGTGGCCGAGCTGGCCGAGCATGAACGCGGCGTTCAGGCTTGGTGCGAGGCCAACCGCCTTGCGTTGACGAATGACGGGAAGGTCAAATTCCACGATTTCGGAACCGGCCGCATCAACTGGCGTTCGCGCCCGCCGAAGGTTTCCCTTCGCGGTGTCGAGGCAGTCATTGAAGCCTGCAAGAAGCTCGGTTTCACGGCGTTCATCCGCACCACTTACGAAGTCAACAAGGATGCCATGCTTGCCGATCCTACCAAGGCTCGGTTGGTTGCCGGTGTCTCGATCTCGTCCGAGGGCGAAGATTTCGTCATCGAGCCGCTGGAGCTTGAAACCTCAGTGGCGAAGGCTTGAGCCACATGCGTTCTGGCTCTCTTTTCGACAACCAAGATACGCACATTCGTGCTGGGCAGATCGTCCAGCACAATGTCACCGGCCGTCTCGGCCGGGTGCATTCCGAGGCTGACGAGGACGCGAGCTTTTTGCGCGTCCTGTTTCACGGTGACAAGCGGACTTCGCGCTGCCTGCCGGAAGAGCTGGAGCCAACCCATGGCTGATGTCGTCACCCGTCACGCCTTCGGGCAGGGCTATGCACTGTGCACACCCGCCCGAGTCCTTTTGCCAGATAGCTTCCGCCGCACCCAGGCGGAAGCTATCGCTTCTGTTTTCACCGATTCCGAAAAGCGTGATGAGTATTGGAATGCCGCGCAGGCGCAGGGCATGACATGCGAGTTTGTCTATGCCCGCATCTTTCTGCCGCAGTTCTTTCCGTCCTTCACGCCCGAAACACAAGAAACGGCAGGTGCTGCATGAGCAAAATAAAAACCGTTCCTTGCCCATGCACGACGATCGCGCAGGATGAAACCTGCCCCGTCGGATATCCCTCGCTGCTCTGCGAGGACTGCGACGGCAAAGGCCATCTTCCGGGAGCCGAGTGCCTTCACGGTGCCCTACATTCCGTTATCTCTGCATACCAGCGAGTGCGCCGATCTTCGCAGCGGGCTCTCGCAGCAGCGATCTCGTCAAGGATATTGCTCGATCGAATAATTCGGCCGTCGCGAACGTGTTCGCCGAGGTCCGGGTTGTGCTCCAGCAGAAATGTCTCAAGCCACATAGGGCCGCAGTGTTTACGGGACGCCATGATCGCGTTCTCCAATTTAATCTTCGTCGGAGGAGGTCCCATCGACACCTCGGCGCGAGGCTCATGGAAGCGATCGAAACCAGAGTGGCCGGCTTGGCAGCGTCTCGATGCGGACTTTATATCAGTGTGTGCCGCGTCCGTCTACTCAGCGTTGTCGAGGTATAGGGAGGCATTCTCCACAGAAGGTGCCCAGCCACCCGCACAGGCGGAGTTGGACGAGTGAACACCACAGCCATCATCAATATCGCCAAATCGCAGCTCGGCATGGAAGAGACCACCTATCGCGCTTTGCTGTTGCGCGTCACCGGCCTCGATTCACTGCGCGCCATGTCGGAAAAGCAGCGCCTTGCCGTCGTCAAGGAAATGACCCGCCTCGGCTTCCAGCCGAAGGCCGGCACGAAGAAAATCCCCGTCGCCGCGAAGCCGTACATTCGCTTGGTTCACGCCTTGTGGAAGTCCTGCCATCGCAGCGGCGTCATTCAGGATGGATCGCGGCAGGCGCTGCGATCGTTCGTCAAAAACAGGTGCAGGGTAGATGATCCCGACTTTCTGACCTTCGCGCAGGCTAACCCGATCATTGACGCCCTGAAAGCCATGGAGGCACGCGGGAAATGACACGCCGCAATCGCCAGTCCCACCGCACCAAAGTGCGCCTGTCATTCGAAACCCTGACCACCATTGCGCCGTCGCTCACCTCACTTCACGGCCCAATGGTCAACGACGGTTACGACCTTCAGGCCTCGTCAGCCATTCATCGCACGGCAAGGGGAACTTTGACGGCGCGCCTCGTTTATCGTCCGCGCTCCAATAACGAGGCCGTGCAAAGCCTTGTCATCACCGTTCGCAACATCGTTCTCGACAGTGACACCCTGTCGGGACCGCAAGCCATGCGGAAGCGCTGACCGATGGTTTCTAACGTTTCCGTTGCAGCGCTGCCTTTGAGCCTTCACGAAATGGCGGACACGCTTGGTGTTGCCATCGTCCTGAAGCTCATTGCCGCCTATGGCGGAACGGAAATCAGCTTTCCGAAAAACCCCGACGAAAAACACCCGATCTTGGTTGCTCTTGGCAACGAGGACGGAAAAGCGCTATGTGATTATCTCGCGGGTCAATTGATCTATGTCCCGCATATGCGCCCCCGCAAATCCGCACGCCCTGACGTGCTGGCGCTTCAAGGCGAGGGGAAAGAGCGCCGGGAGATCGCCCGGTTGCTCGGTATCTCGCAGCGGCACGTTCGCCGCGTTGCGAACAAGCCGGAAGCGCCCAACCAATTCAAACTATTCGAAGACTGACCGGACCTGTTGTCCGCAAGATCGGTCGTGCTGGCTAACATAGGTTGCCCCAAACAAACGGGGTGACACATGAATTTCGCACAATGGCTGATTTCTCGGTTGCGCACCTATGGTGCCTATCCGGGCAAGATGGACGATGCCGAAGGCCGCGCCGTTATTGTGGCACTGGAGAAGTTCCAGAAGGCCGAGGGCCTGCCTGTCACTGGCAAGGCCGATCAGGCGACGGTTGACGCGTTGCGCGTCGATCCGAAGGGCGATAGCAACGTGGTCGTTGTTTCGCCGCAGAAGGTGCCGGCCGAACCGGTATGGATGCGCGAAGCGCGTCGATTCATGGGTCTGAAGGAAATTGCCGGGCAGGCGTCAAACCCGGTCATCATCGGTTGGGCCAAGCGTCTCGGCGGCTGGATTGCCAGCTACTACACAAACGATGACATTCCGTGGTGCGGCCTGTTCGTCAACAGCGTGATTTCGACCACGTTGCCGAAAGAGTTTCTGCCGACCAACCCGCTCGGCGCGCTCAACTGGCGCACGTTCGGCAAGGAAGTTTCGCCCGCACTCGGCGCAATCCTTGTCTTCAGCCGTGAAGGCGGCGGCCACGTCGGTTTTTACGTCGGCGAAGATCGCACGCATTTCCATGTCCTCGGCGGCAATCAATCGAATATGGTTTCGGTGACGCGCGTCGAAAAGAGCCGCCTCGTGACCGGCGGCGTTCGCTGGCCGAAAACCGGCGAAGCGCCGGTTGGTGGCCGCGTCCAGCTTTCCGAGTCCGGTGCTCCGATCTCCAAGACCGAGGCGTAGCCGGTGAAACCCTCCTACAGCACCACAAAGGCGCACCTCTTCGCGTCGTCGCTGATGGCTTGGATTGTCATCTTGGCCCTGACTGCCGGTGCAATCTACGGCTCCGAGCAGGCGGTTTCCTTCGGGATGATGGCGGTGCCGACGATGGCCGGCATGCTCTGCGCCATGCTCGGCCTTCATCGTCGCTATGGCTCCAAGGATTTCGAGGCCGCCCATAGAGGCCGCCGAAACGAATTGCCTTCGCTCCCCCCATACGATCCCCGCGCCGATCCGCGCGACAATAGTGGAGAACAACGATGATCCCGGCATGGCTTTCGAAGGCGGTCGTGCCGGTCCTCATCTTGGCGGTGGTCGTGCTGGTGACAGCGTTTTTCATCATGCAGGCGGCCAGCTCTTTTCGATCGATTGTCGAAACCGCCCGGCAGCAAGAACGCGATGGCCGAGACGCTTACTGGACCGGCCAAATCGAGAAATCTAACGCCCTGACCGCGCAGGCCGAGACGCAGCAAACGAAAGAAGCCCTGCGCATCAACACCGAAACGGCAAACACCATTGCCGATCTGCGCGCCAAACTCTCCACCCTTGAGGCTGCTAATGCGAAACTTCCGAACGGCCGCGCTGTTGGTCTTGACCGCGCTCGCGTCCAGTTGCTCCCTGACTGACAGGCCATCGCCGCCCGTCGTCCGCACGGTCACGGTCAAGCCCACCC